CACTCCAAGACTTAGTTGTTGCCTTTCCTTTCCCCCGGGACATTGTAACATCCACAGGGCCAAACATCAGCTCTCGAATCTCATTGGTAGGGACAAATTCCCCCCCTCCCGTGCGGTTAGTAAGTACTTTAAGACCCCAAATTGGCGTTTTTAAAGCCATCTGTGCCTGGGGTCGGACACCATTTGATTGTATCTGAATCTCTGAGGACTGAACAAAAGTTTGAACCGGTGTCGCATCAACCATTTCAGTAGGTGTCAGTATCTCAGTGCTATTCTCCGTATCCGTTTTTTTAATCTTCAACATGGGTTGTCCCTGATACTCTTTTAAAGGATGTGACGCGGAATAGTATCGAAATGTCCCCGGTAAGGAACTACTAGACAAACCTGCCTTCTTGTCACCCAACAAAGACAGCAATGTTGTAGTAGAATTATAATCTTTGTACGTTGTTCCAAATCGGGCGTCCTTAAAAAAACGGCCCCCCGTTCTTTTAATCAATTCCATAAAGTATGCTACAGAACCTACCTGACTGGAGTCCCCTATTCTTGTGTCAAATTCAGACTTTGCAGCCTCAAAACATTTAGCTATCTCATCTACCTTAGCTTGTTGCTTAGCAGCTTTAGCTTCCGCTTTTCTAATATCCGCCGTCCATTCCAACTCCGGATTGTTCTCTTGTTTTTTATTTAGATCCCTAACTGCGGTCTGAGCCTCGGAAAGCTTTTGTACTGCTTTACGTTGCTCCTCACCCAAGGTCTCTTGCTTCTCTACAAAACTGGCGTGCTCCTGACCATAAACTACTGCCAAGCCATACAAAGGAAAAGCACCTTTAGGAATATCCTGAGATTCCCCCTCTTTGGGGTGCCAAAAAACAATAGTATTCCCGTCATCTGCGGACATTTTATACTCAGGCCCCGGGCTCCCTATATCAGTTGTTGTAAGAACGCCAAGATCCACAGCCATTTTAAGAAGTCCAGCGAGAGACTGATAAGTATCCAAAGAATCAATATCTGAGCCCACCAGAAAAAACAAGGGGTCAATCTGCTTGGGGTCTAAAGCCATAACTACATTAGGAAAACCTGAAAGACGGGGATTACCCTCATTGTCCAGTACCTCAAGGGGGGTAGGGGGAAAAGAGGGATAGTCTAACTTAATAGCGTCAATACCACTAATTGTGCCCCCCAAAGAACTAACCTCAATCTTCGCTGGGTCCCCCGGTGCATAGAACTTAGCTCGTTTCCCAACGAGCTGAAGCGTTGTCGTGCATTGTCCCCCCGCCTGGTAAGCGTGAGCAAAGCTATTACAATAGTAAAAACAATCTAAGTAAGGAATATAAACAGGATACCCTGGGCGCAACTCTGGCCTCATCGGAATCGTTAAGGAAGCCGAATTAGTAGGAGCATTCATTATGTCCATTCGATTAATAGCAGAAAAGAACATTGATCGAGGGTCGTTAAAATAAGCAGTTTCATAATTTCCAGGTCGCCAACCAAACTGAGCAACCAAACGATAATCAATATACTGCCCTTGAACACCCCACTCATTCTCCAATCCAGTTCCCAACAAATTTTTCGTTTGAGAACCCTTTACTGTCATATAGGTAACCTGAGGCTCCTTTTCATCAAAATTAATGGAGATAATGTCAATATCCTCCATTCGATATGTTCTACTCCCCGATGTATCCAAGTTATACATCGGGGGCTTAAACACAAAGTCACCATCAACATCCTGATAAAACTCAAAGCCCGTAACCTCACAAACCTTCTGTGCTATATCAAGTTTAGACTCATAGGAGCTTTCAAAAAGATTGATTTGCCCCCACTGTGCTATATTACTTACAAAGGAAATCATTTCAGCAAGATTTAACTCTACTGAGGGGGTAGGAGAATCAGGATTACTTGCACTTGCACGACCAGCCACTAAAGCATCCATTTTTGCTTTTCTTTGCTTAGATGCTGACAAAAGCCCCAAAGTTGAGGCAGCGGAAAGAATATCTCCTGACCTTCCCGTTGGGGCATCCCGAAAACGATTCTTAAGCAAACGTGTAAGTTGGTACCCCTTCAAGCGACTTAAAAAAGCAGCTTGTGCGGAGTTAAAAAGTTCTCCCGTCATACCGTGTAAACGTAACTTAATTTCCCGTTGATTAAAACGATGCTGCCAGTAACGAAGATTTAGGCTGAAAAGACTTTCTCCTGTGATAGGAGATCGTGCCGTTTGATTTGTCTTCTGTGAAAGAGCATAAGCTACACCACCAGCAGAACCTGCGGTGTCGTGATGCAAGGTGTAAAGAATTTCATAAGGATGCATTCCGGTAAAATTATGCCCTACCATAGACATACGAGCTTTCGAGTTTGCAGGCCGAGCGCCAAAAAGAGAAGCATTGGTAGACATAAGATGATACTGCCAGAAGTGTAACATAGAGTTGCACTGAATCGTTATTGTCTGTGACCCGGCACTCCAAGAATGTGCTACTGAAATAACCACCCCGTGAAAAGTGTGATAATAAGGATAAGCTAAAAGATTCTCTAACTCTAACCCTGAAAGACCAGCATTCTGAAGATAACTAGGTTCCCAAGAAGCATTAGTAGCTTTCTCCCAAGCATCTTCATCGGAACTAGGTATCACTTCCTGTTTAGGTTCTTGTCCCGGGGCATACTGGTCAAGAGGACCTGGAGTAGCTTTGGTTCTGTATCCCCCCTGCCACTTTCGGGCATTACCAATTAAACGTTCCCGACGAAGAGCAGGACCATCCGAGCCATCAACGTCTAAAACGGTACCATCAGGATTCTCCCGCCCCGTATTTGAACCTGTCCACCAAGTTGCAGCCTGATGATCCGTAACGGAACCCCGCTTAGCTCTAATAAGCTGGCGATAAGAGTAAGCCATTGTCCAAATAGCAAAACGAGGGTCTACAAGGTCTGAATGTTCCCACCAAATCTCAGCAGGAAAGCGTTCTTTAAGATTATTAAAAGTGCCCTCCAGCATACAACCACTACCATAAGCAGAGGATCTCGAATTTCTCCCGTAAGGTTTTAGAGCTCCCTCCCCAATAAGGTTTGCAAAAAGGTACTCCGAGGGAACTCCGGTAGCATTGGCAGCAGCAAAAGCAATGGCATAAAATCGTTCCCTCGGAAACTCTGCCTCTAAGGTTGCCCTCTCGGCCTCAAAAATAGCATCTAATTGGGCCAAGTACCCATCCCATTTTGGGTCATGAACAGCATCCGGCCCCAAGACCTTTTGAAGATGCCCCGCCTCCGGTGCCCCAGGAACGGAATTTTGCGGGGCTTCCCCTGATGCAGTAAAACTCTTCCCCGGAGTCCCCGCAGCGGTAGTATTTTCTGACCCCGCCAGGTTAGAGTACAATCCTTTCACCGGAAAGTAGCCGCGCATATAAATATGAACTTCCAATCCGGGATGTAAAAGAAACTGAGCGTCACGGGCAAAGGAACTCAAATGATGTGTGGGTACCGAAAGGGAAATACTAGCGGAAGCAGCAGCGGGGTCACAACCAGCGTCTACGGAAATAGATGTTACAAACTGTTGCAGATTAATAGCACTGTGACACTTTTGACAACCAGGGACAGAGATGTCCCCATTAATGTAGACAAGAGCATCCGGGGTATACTGGACAACTTTTCGTTGTCCAAGACGCCACGTTCCAACATATGGCCGATGTGATAACCCCATCCACTACCTCAACCCAAAAGGCACAGAAAACTGTGACGTCACCGTCTCTACTATACGTTGACTAGTTGCACCACCTGCTTGGAAATTCCCCTTACCGGTACCCCGACCCCCCGTTCCCCCACCAGTCTTTGTCCCCCCTATAACACCATAATCCCCGGGGACCAAAATACCGTACCCAGATCCAGTAGCAATTCGACCTTGTGCGCTAACGGCAATAGGAAAACCATTCGTATCCAAACTAATAGAAGTCTCCCCCGGGCGACTCCGTGATCTGTTTTCAAGCCCAAAATACCTCGGGTCACTAGGACTAGGGGTCGGAGCATGCATTGGCATCACAACAAAAGGCTGTTGTGCAGTATCAGCCATAGCGGACACTACAAATTCAATGGAAAATTCAACACCCCCAAGCTGATTACTTTCATCGTAAGTCCAAGTAAAAGATTCCATATGCCCATAGTAAACCCACTGGTCAAAATGGATAGAAAGAGCACCCACAAAAGGATGAGCGTTTGATCTACCTATCGTATCATATAGATAACCATTACTTCGGTAAAAGTGAAAAGCATTCATTAAGTTCTGCCAGGCGAGAGAATCCCGCTTGCTGGCATACTGAACACCTCTTTGACCAGATGCAAAAGCCCCACACCGAGCAGTAATTGTAAGCTTCGGTTGCTCTTCCCCCCAGGCTTGGAATACAAAACCATAACGTGTTCTTTCTTGAAACTGCTGAATCTTATTGTAGGCAATCTGAAGAGTAGTTGGATTAACCAACAGCACCAAAGGAGGAATCTGCATAACACTAGCAAGCTGCCAAGCCACGTCAACAGCAGACAAAAGATCCGCAATAGCAGGTTCCCCAAGGTTAGTTTGTGAAACGGCAGGCTTAACCTCTTGTGTAGCAGTAGCTTGTACCTGCATAGTGTTTGCTTTTATGAACTGCTGAAGAGACCCTACTTTCCCATTAACACCTAAAGCAAGGGTAGACTGAGCCAAAGCCTTTCGTGAGGCCTCATATCCTCGGCAACCTCTTGCTGCATTAGCAAATGTATTTAGACAGATGTTATTTCCCTGACGGGCTAAAAAACCACCATCCTCTCCAAAAGCAATCGGAGGCTCTACCTGAATCATAAATGGAGAAAGGGACCGCAACAAAGCCTGTGACATTTCCACTGAGGGAACCAAAGAGGCTTCATACTCTATCCGTGCCTCCGGTCCTACTTGTAGGGACTGAAATTCTACCGGTGCCGGGGGGCGCTTTACAGCTTGTTCTACCTGCTGTTCACGACTTCTGGTATACAAAGCAAGACGATCCCCAGCATCTTGGATGGAAAAACGATCCTTTGGATTCAAACTGTCTAAGGTATTTGCATACTCCTTTTGAAGATCCCCTAAGTTTGCTTGCCAAGAGTCCCCGGGGGACTCAGGAATCTCCTCCTGAACATAAGGTTGATATACTTGTGCTAAAGGACCATCTGGTTTCTTAGGCACAGAAACACGAGGCCGGGACGGTTTACTGCTTGCCTCTGTCCCCACCAGAGCATCATAAAGAGCTTTAAAAGGATTCCCTTCATCCTTTGCTGAAGCTTTAACAACGCTTGTCGTAGTAAAACCTTTTAGCCCTACTCGTTCTGAGGCTTTTGCAGCAGCTGCTGCAATACCTTTCGCCAGATCAACCATTTACTCCCCCCTTGAAAAGACCTAGAAATTCTCCCCCAGAGGAACTAATGGTGGAGGCACTAGCGGAACTAAAACGTAGGACCTCCTGATCAACCACAAAATTGGCAGTTAAACTAAACATAAAAGGTTTAGAGGCGTCCTCAGTAACATTAAAAGAAGAAAACCAGCCTAAAAAAACGCCCCCATCAAAAGTGACTTTGATAATCCCTTGAAAAACAATCTTACCAGTAACATCATAAACACTTCCATTGTTATGGAACAGAGCTAACATATCCAGATACTTATCATAAGCAATAGTTTCCCTTCGATTTCCACCCGCACCAAAGCTTCCAGGACCTCCCGTAATATTTGAAAGGCCCGAGTAAGCTCGCATAAAGCCCCCCGTGACCATATTAAAGTCAATGGCACGAGCACCTTCACCCCAGTGCTGCTCAACAAAGCCCCCTCGGGTTTGTATCCGTTCAATTTGCTTAGCATAGCTAAAGGAAACAGATTGAGGCGGGGCATGTAGGACCATTCGTAAAGACTCAGGAAGAATGCTGGTCTCTAAATCTGGACCGAGAATATCAAAGACAAAAGGCCGAATAGCAAGACTAGGATTAAACTCATCCTGTGCGGACATAAAAGCTGACCGAAAAATGGGAATAGCTCTGCTTGATCCCAATGCCATCCGTTACAACTCCTTATCAGGCTAACAACCCCGCTTGTTGTGCCCGGATAATCATATTCATCACTCCAGGACCTTCCCCATACAAATGGAAAATATTCATCCGCCCGCCCCCACCAGCCTTAGAAAGAGCACCCCCTGGTTTTTGTGCTATTAAAGAGACATCATCTGCTTTATCAATTCGTTGTGACCAGTTGCCACTGGAACCGAAGTAGGAAATGAAATCTTTTGCCGGTCCTGAACCCAACTTCCCTGTCATTTCCGGAGTAGCATTATCCAAAATTACTTTCCATTCCTCCGGTGTTTTTATAAGCTTCTTTATCAACTCTATATCAGATGCTGAAAGAGTCCCACCCCCCTCATGCACCAACTGCTCTGCAATTTTTGTTGCCGTTGCTACTTCCATTCCTCCGGCCGTTAACATAGCTGCTATCTGACGTTGATTTTCATCTGCAATTAATTTTTTCCAACCTGCTAATAATTCCGCTGCATGCGCCTGTCTTGTTTTCAAGGCAAGTTGTTCAGCATCAGTTTTGCGCTTTTTTTCCACCCATTTCTCAAACTTAAACCAAGCCGTCTCAGTATTACCCTCCTCCTTCATATACAGGCCCAATTTTTCAATTTCTTCTGTGGTATAATCAGTACTTGCAAGGCCCCTATATAAACCGGTAGAACCTACCGTCTGCTCTCCCATCTTCAAAGCGGTATCAGCGTCCATACTAAGAAGCCTTTCTGTTGTTAATGACCCGGGCATATACTTATCAGAGCCCTCTATATTTACTCCCGCAGGTCTTACGTCCAAAGGTTTCATCCCTAACGGTTGAGAACCTGATGCAGCAGATAAAAGAATTGAAGCAGCAGCCCTCTTTATATAGGAATCTATTTCCCCCTTCTCATCAGGACCATAATAATGTTTTTCCTTAGTATTAGAGCGTACCTTTTCATAAAGAGCTTCCGTTATGTTTGATAAATCCGTTCTGGCTTGATCAGCAAAAACTTTACCTTTCTCCCCTAGAGCGATAATGTATTTATCAGCTTGCGCAGGAGCGGCATTAAATTTTGCTTGTGCCTCTATACTAGTTCTCCCCACCAGAGGGGCTCCACCAAAGAGGTTATTTGCTATCTCTGCTGCTTTTCTTAACAAGCTCGGGTCTCCTGTAACCTCCCCGATGGTTTTCATATTTGCAGTAGCCTCCGCTTCATCCGCTGCCTGTTTCCCTTTCATTCTAAGTTCTACAGCGTCATTACGAAGCGTCAATATTTCAGTTTCCTTTTCCTTAATCTTTTTTGCATCCGGTTCTGGCTCTTTTTGAAGTTTCATTAACTCTATTTGAGCAGCAGTAGCTTTCTTCTCCGCCTCTTCCGCTTGTTTCATAAATACTTCGGACTCTTTGAGACGCTTTTTCTTAATATCCTCTATATCCCGTACCGTTTCACCTGTAAGACCCGTTTGTACCATCCCCGCTATACCAGAAACCCATTCTATAATTTCGCCAATCTTTTCCAGTATTGCTCGTGCAACGGGTGCTATTTGATCTAATAAAGCAACAATCATATTCTCCATCATCGTTGCTACTGTAAGAGTATTATGGGCAATCTCTTCTGCAGTCTTCTGTGCCTCAGACTTCATAGCCTCCCTTTCCGACTTATCCAAACTTTC